TGTGGTAATATGAATAGAAAATATATTGGTATTGAAATGGACGATGAAATATTTAAAGTAGCGGAATCTAGGGTATAATTATAAATAGATATTTATTTTCTTTTTTGAGCGGTGTGTTTTCTTCATATCTATTTTAAAGCGTCTATTGATGTCTATCGTAGTATCTTCGATGTTAGTATACATACCAAATCTTAAATATCCACTTGAATATGCGTCTAGCGTTTCACAATGCATATAATATGCATTCTCAATTTTTTGTCTATATATACCACCTGTTCTGTTAAAATTATTGGTAAAGCGAACCCCACATCCACTTTCAGTAGCACAATATTCAGCGAAAGTAGGGAGGTTGATAATCTTCATCGTGTAATAATACGATTATAATTACAAGATTGTTTTGATTCAATTTTTTTTTTGGTTCATTTTTTAGCGCTAATATATGCTAGATGTTTTTTAGTTTTTAAATGTCGAGATTTATGACTTCTTATAAATGTACTACCACATTCGCAATTAAATTTTTCACGTTTTTTTTCATTAAGAATATCTTTATTATCTTTACGATATTTTTTTGATTTTTCATTAAGTTTATCTCTATTTTCTAAACGATATTGTCTATCTTTTTCTTTAATCATATATTTATTATCTAATCTATATTGCTTTGGTGTTCTAGTCGGAATATATTTATTACATATAATCCTATGAGTAAAATTTTTTAACATAAATTCAACATATATTCGTTCCCTTGCTTCTAGTTCCTTTCTAGAAGTACAGGGATATTTCTCAATCAAATGAATGGTTACATTGCCCTTTTGGAATAACTCTTTACTAGTACATGCTTTGTCGTGTTTATGACCCATTAATCTACTTGATAAATACTTTTGACAAGTAGAACCATAATAAACAATTGGTGTTGCATCACAGACCAATTTATATATTTTTCCATTTTTATATTTATTATTCATATTTTTATTTTTAATGATTTCTTTAATTGTTTCATTTCAATTTTTTATTTTAAAACGATTGATTAAATCATTTAAACTTTTATGTTTATAAGTTTTTTTCTCTCTACTAATAGTTGCTAGTTCAACTTCTCGTTTGTAGTTATTAGTTTTATGTAACGCTCGAGCTCTTTCTTGACGCTTAACACTCGCTTGCTTTATCGGACAATCTGTTCCGTATAATCTTTGAAATGTCTCATTGCGAGTCTCATTTTTTTTTGCATAGAAACCAACCATTAAATAAATATATTCAAAAATATTTTTATATGTTTTTTTTTCGTCTTTTTTATAAAAGTAAAAGTAAGATGCAAGTAATAAAAAGAAATGGAACAAAAGAATTATTTGATGTAAATAAAATTACAACTAGAATTTCAATACTAATACAAGGATTTGATATTTTACCACCTCTACAAAATATAAATATATTAGATATTATAAGCGACCTAAATGATAGTATTTGCGATAATATGGAAACTTTTGAAATTGACCAACTTTCGTCAGAGATTTGTTCTACTAAATGTATTAAACATCCTGATTATGGTATTCTAGCATCTAGGATTGCGATGAATAATCTACAAAAGAAATGTCCTAGTTCTTTTTCCGAAGCAATATTTAAATTGTATAATAACGGATTAATAAATAAACGATTGTACGCTTGTGTATTACAAAACGCACAATGCATAGATAAAGAGATAATTCCACACCTAGATTATAAGATAGACTACTTTGGACTGTCAACGTTACTTAAATCATACTTATTGCGAATAGGGGAAAATATAATAGAAACGCCACAATATTTATTTATGCGTGTATCATTAGCGATTCACGGAGATAATCTAGAAAAAGCATTTAATAGTTATTTTTATTTTAGTCATTTATATTGTACGCATGCAACTCCTACCTTATTTAACGCTGGAGGGGTTAATGAACAATTGTCTAGTTGTTTTTTACTTGGATGTGGTGACACCGTTAATGATATATATAAAAGTATATCTGATATAGCAAAGATACAAAAATCGGCAGGAGGTATTGGATTGAACTTATCCGATATACGTGCTAAGGGGTCTATTATTAAAACCACTGGAGGGGTATGTACAGGTCTAGTTCCATTACTTCGTGTATTGAATGCTACTGCTAGATATATTAATCAAGGGGGTAAGCGTGCTGGTAGTATAGCGGTATATCTAGAACCGTGGCATTCCGATATTGAAAGTTTTTTACTTGCTAAAAAAAATACAGGGGACGAAAATGAACGTGCAAGAGATTTATTTTATGCGTTATGGATTCCTGATTTATTTATGGAACGAGTAGAAAAAGACCAATTATGGAGTTTAATGACTCCTGATATATGTAGTGGATTAACCGATGTATATGGAGAACAATTTAACGAGTTATATACAAAATATGAAAAGGAAGGAAAATATGTTCGTCAAATAAATGCTAGAAAATTATTCAATGAAATTATAAATAGTCAGATAGAAACTGGAACTCCATATATGTTATATAAAGATGCGTGTAATCGTAAAAGTAACCAGAAAAATATAGGGATTATAAAAAACAGTAATTTATGCGCAGAGATAATGGAGGTCTCTAATACCAGTGAATACGCTGTATGTAATCTAGCAAGTATCGCACTTCATCGTTTTTTAAGAGAAGATAAATCATACAATTATACACGATTAGGGGCAGTTGTGGAAATGCTAGTAGAGAATCTAGATACTATTATTGATATTAATTATTATCCTACTGATGAATGTAGACTGTCCAATATGAATCATCGCCCAATAGGCATAGGTGTTCAAGGTCTAGCAGATGTATTTCAGATATTAAGAATACCTTTTACTAGTGAAGAGGCAAAACAAATAAATATAAATATATTTGAAACTATTTATTACCACGCTCTTAAACGGAGTAATACACTAGCAATGGAAAGGGGTGCTTATTCAAGTTTTTGTGGTAGTCCAATAAGTAAGGGTATATTTCAGTTTGATATGTGGGGTGTTAAACCGAGTGCTAGGTATGACTGGGAATCTTTAAAGGAATCTATTATGAAGAATGGGATTAGGAATTCCCAGTTGATTGCGTTGATGCCCACGGCAAGCACTAGTCAAATATTAGGTAGTAATGAATGTATAGAACCGATAACTAGTAATCTTTATTTACGAAGAACTTCATCAGGAGAATTTACAATTATAAATAAATATCTAGTTCAACACTTACTAGAATTAAATCTTTGGAATGAGGGGATGATTAATGAATTATATAAAAATCGTGGTTCAGTTCAATCAATAAATGGTTTATCTAGTAGTTTTAAAGAAATATACAAAACTAGTTATGAACTATCACAAAAACAGTTAATAAATATGAGTGCCGATAGAGGAGCGTATGTATCACAGTCTCAAAGTTTAAATTTATTCCTAGATGTACCTACTTTTAATAAATTATATTCCTGTCATATGTATGGATGGAAATGTGGACTTAAAACAGGTAGTTATTATATAAGGACGCTTCCTAAAATAAAGATGCAAAGTTTTAATTTACAACCTAAAAAAAAAGAAGTGTGTAATCTAGAAGGTGATTGTTTAATGTGCGGTGCCTAAAACTTTTAAAAAAGTTTTTATCAAAACATCTAATCATTTTTGACCTACTTTTTTCTAAAAAGTATTAGCAGAACAATCCCATATAGTAACACACAGCACTTATATTTGGTTCTATCATTAAATCATATTCGGTATTATTAATATACTTCGCCCTATAGTAAAATAAAATTATAAAATAAATATATTTATTCATTATAAAATATGAGTTATTTAATTTATAAAGAAATACAATTCCTAGAAAATAAAATCGCGGAACAGGAAAATAAAATAAATCTACAAATTCAAGAAATAAATGAATTAAATGAATTGATAAGAGAATTAAAGGCGTTGTTATATTGTGAATCAGAAGATGATGATATACCATTTTAAAATAAAATTGAAGATGTCTTCTATTTAAAGATAAAATATTATATATATTTATATAAAAATGGAAGGACAACAATTTTACGAAACATTTAATTTAGACAATGTTAAATATTTAACCAGTCTATCCGATAAAGAACTAATTACTTTATTAAAAGAAAATAAAAATCTTGATAAAAGGGGGCATAAACCCAAAATAACCCCAGATTACGCTACTTCTGTTAGTTATTACTTAAGAAAAATCGTTAAAAATGAAGGTGAAACGTCCGTTAAATATAAATTTGGCGACGGTTGCGATAGTGGTCGTTTATATAGTAAAGGACTAGCACTACAATCTATACCTAATAACATTCGTAGTTGTATATTAGATGATGCATATAACGACTACGATATTATTAACGCTCACCCAACTATTCTCCTACACTTAGCAAAGTCTAATACAGAAATAAGTTCCTGTGATTATTTACTACTAGAAAAATATGTAAATAACCGTGATGCTATTTTAGTGGAGCATAATTTTACTAAACAAGATTTATTAGTTGCTTTATATAGTGACAGGGCACGGACTAATCTAGCAGGATTTTTAAAGGGATTACAATGTGAATTTACTAAGTTAAAAAAAGTATTAACTAATGGAATGAATACCGATAATGATAAAAACCCTATGAGTAGTTGTCTTAGTAAATTAGTCTGTGAAGTAGAAAATAATATTCTACAAAGTGTTTTAAAAAATTGTGTAGAGAATCCTAAAGAGTGTTCCCTTTGTTTTGATGGATTCCTTTGTAAAGAAAATATTGATATAAAAATTCTAGATAATTTAACGGAGGAATATGGTATTCGTTGGAAGATTAAACCTAGAAATAATACTATAACCGTTCCTGATGATTTTGTACCTGACGAATACTTACAAATTAAAACGGAATTTGAAACTAAAAATTTTATGGTTACTTATCCATTGTGTTTTTGGCATGAAGTAAATGGTAAATGGAGAGTTTATAAAGAACACGACTTTACAACAATAAATAAAATACTCCCTAAAATAGAAGGCAAACCATTTATAGCATCGTGGTTATGCGACCCCACACGATTGGAATATAGTGGTACTAATTTTTTCCCTTATAATAAAAATCCCCCAGCAAATCCCAGTAATATTTTTAATACATTTGTCCCATTTACTAGATTAGCACATATTGATGACCCAGTCATACCAGAATTTACAACTTTTTTAGATATGTTTAAAACACTTGTCTTTAATCTTTGTGAAAAGACACCAAAAATGGTAGATTTTTTAATGAAATATATAGCACATATGATTCAGTATCCTGAAGAATTACCAGAAACGATTATTTACCTTAAAGGAGTCCAAGGTATTGGTAAAGATGCTCTTATTACAGTAATAGACGCATTGATTAATAATACAGATTATTTAATTAGGTCGGTTACACTAGAAAATTTATTTGGTAGATTTAATTTTGCGGTTGGAAATAAACTTTGTATAGATATTAACGAAATGACAAATTCCGATGCTATTAAATATAAAGAAGATATTAAAAAAATTGCTACTTTACACACTAATTTAATTGAAAACAAAGGCATAGATGGGTTTTCAAGGGTAAATAATGTCCTTCGTTTATTTATTAAAAGTAATAATAATAAACCAGTTTGTTTAAGTGAAAGTAGTAGAAGAGAATTTGTCGTTGAAGGTAGTCCAATTAGTAAAGATAAAAATGAATGCATTGAATTTTTTGAAAAATTTTATGGTTTAATTAAAAAGCATCCTGAATTATATAATAACTTATTTAAATATTTTAATGATATTGATTTAACTGGTTTTGATGTACGCAATTCACCTAGGGGTAAATTATTCTGTCATTTACAGACGGATAATGTTCGTCCCATTTATACTTGGTTACATACACTAGATTGTAGTTGTAGACCTAAACATAAAAATGGTGATGTATTATATCCTGTTAGTGACCTATTAACAGATTATAATCGGTATTGTAAAGAAAATAGTATTCGTCTATATTTAACGCCAAGCACAATGAACGAATCGCTAAGACCATTAAAAGAGTTTATTTATCAGTCTAGAACCAGTATAAAAAACAAGAAAAATAATTACTGGAAATTTAATGAGGAATTATTAAAGAAATCTATTGAAACTACCTATTTAAAAAATCGTATTGAACTTCCAGTCATCGATGAAGCAGATATTATATCGGCAGATGAATGCGAAATTACCGAAGATTACTAGGAGGCGTTATAGTGGTACTGGGGGTGGGGGGGGTGTCCTTTTGTTCTTTTTTTTCCCATTTTTTGGGACTTTTTTATTTTTTGGGAATTTCAAACGAAAAATAGGTCCTAGGAAGAGACGCTTACTTGTCTTAGTTTATATTACTCTTATCTAAAAAACTCCAAAACTTTTGGGAATTTCTGAATTCCATACAAAACCAAATTAAAAAATGTAAAAAATACAAAAACAGTTTTGGTTTTATAAGAAGTTCAGTTTTCGCGTGGGAATTTGGGAATTTCGGTCTTCCCAGACCCACACCCACGACACCCGTGCCACCCTAAGCGAATAAGAAAAAACCCCAACCCAAATTTATTTTTGGTCCAAAATAAAAAAATGGTCCAAAATTACATTCCAACTTCTTCATCTAGTATATCTAGTGCTTTATTCTCCTTTACAGGTCCACACTTCATCACGCATCTAAATCGGTCAATCTTTTTTTTTAAACTGCTTAGAATTCCAATAAATAAATTCATTGTTATATTTATTTCTAAGATAAAAATAAAACAATGAATAGCAAAAGCACAAACAGTTTATTAATGGGACACATAATCGGAAGTAACACTGACAGCGGACTACTATACAAGACACAGATGGGTCTAGCACAATTTGCCCCTAAACAAAATGTAGTACCACTCCCAGTCAATTATAGTGCTTACCGAAATGATGCAAATGAAAAAGTAACGCTAGAAGAAATGAATAGTAAGAAAGGAAGTCCTCCTGATAAATACAGGGGTAATCGTGATAGACTAGTAGTTAAACCTGAAGTCCAACCACCACCCCTAACTTTAACAGGTGGTAAAACACAAGATTAACTTTGATTTTTTATCTAAATAAATATAAAAATGATTTCAGCACCGAATTTATTAACAAATGCTAGAAAAAGCGAACTAGGAGGATACAAGACATACAAAGCAGGTACTGGGAAAATGACCGATAAGATGCAACAAAAAATAAAGGAATCTACTATTTCTCTTGATGAGTTTATTGCTATGGAGCAGTTCGCCACTTATTTGCCTAGAGGTAAAAGAAAACTTAAATTAAATATGCCTGAATTGCGTAACGAACTATTAAGTAAATCTGGTGTAAATCAGTTGACGGACGTTAGTGGACTTCGTAGTGGGGGATTGGCGGCACGTACTGGTAATCTTAAAGCACCCCCTAAAAAGGCAACTGAGGAATTAGACCAACGGACTATTTTATATACTATTAAAAACAACAACCGATTAAAAGGAAATCCCAATCCAACTAGTTTTAAAAATGTGTTAAAAGTATAAATGTGTATTTTTGCATACTTTTTTCTAAAAAGTATATATATATAAAAAATGCCCAACTTATCTAATTTTAAAAAAGCAATTATTTCTTTAGGAAATGGAAAAACGCTTAGAGCACTATTAAAACAAGAAGGCGGTGTAAAAAAAATATACGATAAATATTTTGATTTATATAAAAAATATGATTATTCTAACGATGTAGGACTTCGGAGTTTTTTTGGGGATAAACCCAGATATACTAAAAAAGAAAGTCTTGATGCTATTGCTAGAATTGCTTTATTGGATACTTTGGTAAGAGAGGGTGTTGAAAAATTTACTAACAATTTAGGAAATCTAGCAAGTAATAGTAATTTAACTGGTGATGAAATTAATACTTTAACTGAGAGTACTAATCCTGCCCCATTACAAGAAATATTTATAAAGCAAATGACTAGTGCACCCGCACCAGCACCTGCTCCAGAGGAAGAGGAAAAAGAAGATTCCAATATGCCGTCACCTGAAGAAGAAAAAAAAGCAATGTCTAAAGCAGAAGGAGAAAGTATGCAAATGGAAATAGACGCTGATGCTAGTCAAGCACCAGTTCCAGCACCTAAAGTAAGTCTTAGAGGTGTACGTGTTAAATCGGGAAAACCAAGGGGTAAAGTAACTATTAAAAGTGTTAAGCGTGTTGAAAAACCTAAAGAAAAAGCAAGTTCTAATACGATGAAAGAAGCGGAACAAGAAGATGATTTAGATAAACTACAAGATAAAACTGACGCAGTTTTAGAAAAACTAGTAAATGATGCTAAACAAAAGCGTGAAGAAGCATCTCAAAGAGCACGTAGTAGTATTGAAGATATAGCACCAGAACCAGCACCAGCACCAGAACCAGCACCAGAACCAGCACCAGAACCAGTAGAACCAGCACCAGCACCAGCACCTACTCCGCCTTCCACCCCTATTAAAATGCGTGTTAATAAGGTTACTGAAATTAAAAAAGATGTATTACCGACCGCCGTAGACCTTATACCACCAGAACGATTATCTAGTGAAGATAAAACAGTTCAACAGTTAAAGGATGACATTGATTATTTTTATATAAATTTTCCTCAAAAATTAAAAAGAATTAAAAGACCTAGTAGTAATAACCTAAAAGTATTACAACGTTTTCATAAGCGTATAGTCGCCCTATTACGAGGTGATAAAGTAGATAGAGATGCAGAAAAACAAGTGGGTGTAATTATTAAAGGAAGTGATTTTATTAAGGATAAATTAAAGGAAATTATACTAGAAAATTCTATTAATGGATTAAGTGCTGAAGATTTACTAGTCAATATTGAAGGAGAAAAGGATATGGATAAACCAACAGCAGGAAATTACGAGTTTAAGACTAACCCTGTAACTGGTAAGGAATTCGCCGAAGGACAACCTGTATCTCGTCTAATACCTACTACCGAACCCACACAAGTGAATACAAAACAAGCAACTTATAAAAAACCAGTATCTAGAATACCTATGCCCACGACTATGTATCGTGGTAAAGAAGTAACCGCTAAAAAGATGGTTGCTAGTAATCCATTCCTAGATTCTAGACAACCAAAAATCAGATTAAAATATAGTTATTAATTTATTTTCTTTTAAAATAATAAAAATGAGTTATGTATCAAAAGTCGAACAAATATATGCGAATGAATTGTTATTAACTAGTAAAACTGGTACTAATGTTAATATTAGTTGTTCTACGGGAAATGTTTTGATTAACGGTTCAGACCCTAGTGGGGGTGGTGCTAGTTTGCCTATAATAGGGACAGGTAATATAGATATTGTAGGAACTATTAAATCTACAGGTGATATTACAACAACCGCAGGGAAAATCATTGCTACTACTGGAGATATAGATATTAATACTGGTAATTTAGAACTTGTAACAGGTGACGTCAATATTAACGGTACTGGTGATTTAAATGTAAAAGGGACTGGTGAAATTACTGTAGGAACTGGTGGAGTAACCAGTGTGGGTGATATACAAACTAGTAGTGGTGATATAGTAAGTGCTGGTAATATATTCTTCGATGGTAATGATATTTTCCATAGAACAAATAATCCAGCAGCACAAACGAGTTATGCAACTTTTAAACAACTAGCACAATTAAACGCTGCTAATACATTTACTGGTGCTAATAAATTTGATAGTAATGTTAATGAATTTAGTCAAAGAGTAAGTGTAGGAACTAGGGATGCTGGTGGGTTATTTACGCAAAAAACAGCAATAAATAATAGTGGTAATATAGAATGTGTTAGTTTAAATAATGGTACTAGTATTACTACTGGAACTATAAATTGTGATAATGGAGGCGATAATAGTTGTGCTGCTAAAACTTTTACTACTAGAACGAGTGGATTAGCAGGTTGGACTATAGAACAACAAGAAGTAGGAGACGGACCTTCTGGATTAGATAATGTCTTACAAATGAGAGGAGGTCAGGCAGGGGCATATGTAAGTATAGTTGATAGTGCTTTTTCTGGATTTGTATCTACCATTATTCTAGCACCACAGACAGAGGCAGAGGGTGGATTAATCCAAACTGACAATTTTAGAGTAGGAGATGGAGGTGCTAATAGTTTTAATCTTATTCAACCTAAAACAGGTTCAGATGCTCAAAATTTATTAATTAAATCAGGAGCAAGCGGAGGACCTATTAAATTTCAAAACAACGCTGGAACTATTGATTTAGTAAGGATAGAACCTGATTCGGTAGACGGTTCCGGTAGGATATATTGCCCAGCTATTTTTTTCGGCACTACCGGTATTCATAATAGTATAGTAAATGATGTATCTGGTGCTGGTAATTTAAATTTAAAAATTAGACAGGCAACCGCTAGTAGTGAGGTGTTATTTTTAGATAATACGGACAGTGAAATTATACGTATACAGAAAACACAAGTAGAATTTGGTCAAAATATACCTATTCTTTTTAATAATTTTTCATTTAGACCGCAACAATATACCTTTAATTTTACTAATGCTACTATTGATGATAATCCTACTGTTTTATTTAATAGTGGTACTACTCTATGGACTAATGTAAATGATGGAGGGACTTCTACTCTTTCTACAATAGGAAATAATTTTTTTAAAATGACTATAATAGGAGTTCCTACTAATAGTGCTGGTGTTTATGGTAATTTTAGATGGAGCGGAGACTTTCCTTTTTTGAATCCTGCTTTTCCTACTGGAACAGTTATGAACCGATACGATGGTAATTTTAGTATAATAAAATCACCAGCAGGATTTACTAAACCTGATATATGTGGGTTTAGTAGCACTTCAACCGATTTTAAGTTATGTTTTCCCTCTGTTACTAGTGGAACTGATACTTATTCAGGAACTATTAGAATTACTATTTTAAATACCTAAAACCTTTTATAAAAAGGTTTGACCAAAATGATTAGATGTTTTGATAAAAACTTTTTTAAAAGTTTTAAGTAAGTCAAAAAAATGAATTGTTTTTATACATATTTATAAATAAGTGAATGAGTGTCAAATTAATATGGATTACACCAAACGCACAAGAATTAATAGCATATTGTGCGAGAGTGTCTAGTAGTAATCAAGAAAATCCAAATATTAAAGGATTATTAAATTATTGTTGTCGTCATGGTCACTGGAGTGTATTTGAAATGGGTAATATATGTATAGAAATAAATACTACTCGTGCTATATCGGCACAGATACTACGCCATCGTTCCTTTAGTTTTCAGGAGTTTAGTCAGAGATATGCAAGTGTAGAACAAGACCTAGAAATACCACAATTAAGAAGACAGGATTTAAAAAATAGACAAAACTCAATTAACGATTTAGATAAGGAGATGGTAGATACAATACAGGAAGAAATAGTAGAACATTTTAAAAAAACAAAGGATTTATATAGGAAATTATTAAAAAAAGGAGTTGCTAAAGAATGTGCTAGAATGGTTTTGCCTATGAATAGTCCAACAAAATTATATATGAATGGTTCTATTAGAAGTTGGATACACTATTTAAATGTCCGATGTGGTAATGGGACACAACTAGAGCATATGGAAATTGCTAATCAAATAAAGGAAATATTTAAAAAAGAATTACCAATTATTTATGACAGCGTATTTACTTTACTTTAAATCTTTCGTTTTTTTCTAGTAAAATTATTTTCTAATGTTAATTTATAAACCGACAATGTCTAGCATTATCAACAACTCCAACGCTAATTCCGCTTTAATTAACACGATTAACGCAAGTTCGTCAAAAATGAATCCGGATATTTACTCGACAAAGACCATCAACCCTGCTAGTGCTACTGTATACCAGAAAACCGATTCTAATTCTGGTAGTCTAGGTAATGGTAAAACATTATCCTTTCAGTTATTAAAATATGGTATTTGTCAGCAGGTATTATTAACCTACGCTAAAGGAGATTTACACGGAACTGCTGGATACGACTTTTTAGAAGTCATTGACCGCATAGAACTCTTATCTAGCAGTAAAGTAGTAGATACTCTAACTAATAAAGATATTCTTGCCCAGTTGTCTAATCTAGAATTTTCTCAGTTTAGAACCCTTAATGAGTCCGTAGTAGGTGCTAGAGGTGCCGTTGCTGGAGGCACTGGTAGTATATTTTTTACCCTACCTTTGGTTTTTGGTTTTATGAAACAGGTTAATACCAATCTTAACCTACAATTTAACGAGAATATGAGTATTCGTGTTAAATTCGGTCCTAACGCTGATTTGAGTGCTAGTGGTGCTAATAAAAATGCTGTTACGGATTGTTATTTAAATGTTCGATATAAAAATTATAATGAAGCAGATTACTCGGAAATCTTAAGTCAAAACTACAATGAACCCGAACTCAGTCAAATGATTACAGGATTTTATGATGAATCCACTAAACAAGCGGTTCTTGCTTCAGGTGTAAATGATAATGGTACTAAAGGTACTTCCGTAGAACTAAAAAATACGGATTGTGTAAATAGTTTTTATGTAATGGTGCGAGAAGAATCTGACGGTTTAACTCCTATGGAAGCAATTCCTATTGACCGTGTAGTAATGACCGCTTCAGGACAGACTATTTTTGACCTTCGTAGACAAGAATTTAATTATTCTAAATTATGTAGTAACGGATTTAGTTCTGATGGAAGTAATGGTTCTAGTTGTGAAAATGTGGTCAAAATACAGACTGGTCTATATGAAGGTGGTCCTCACGGAGGTCCTCAATCTAATACTATGTCATTAAGAGAATTAAATAATCCTATTATAACTGTATTCTTTGAAGTAGGCGCACTTGGCGTCCCTGCTGAGCGTAAATATTCGGTAGACGTTGTGGAGGATGCTGTTAAGATAGTATCTACCGTTAGTTCTAGCGGTCGTGTCGCAGTCGCATTGACCAATTAAAACTTTTAATCATTTTTGTAGACTTTTTTTAAAAAGTCAAAAGTCTTCTACAACTTCATATGTATTATTACTAACCGATTCTGGACGACTATATTCAGTCACCCTTGCTTCAAAAAAATTAGTTTTACCATCTAAACTAGTTCTATCCATAAATTGAAATGGATTTTTACTATTGTATATTTTATTATAACCTAGTTGTAATAATAAGTAATCAGCAACGTATTCTATATACCTACTCATTAAACTCTTATTCATCCCTTTTAAATTATAAGGAAGAGCATCACATATAAACTCCTGTTCTATAGACACCGCTTCTCTAAATATATCGTGTGCTACTGATTCACTTGCTTTAACGGTTAAATAACTAGTTAATAAAACAGCAAAATCCGTATGTAATGCTTCATCTCTAGCAATCATCTCATTACTCTTACCTAATGCCCTAGTCATAATATTCCTAGACTTTAACCAAAAAATAGCACAGAAACTACCACTAAAGAATACACCTTCAACAACCGCAAATGCTACTAAACGAATATTAAAGGGTTGTGAATTATCCATCCAACGTTTCGCCCAATTTGCTTTTTTACTTACTGATGGGATAGTCGTAATCGCATTAAATAAGTTATGTTTTCTAACAGAATCAGTTACATAAGTATCAATTAATAAAGAATATACTTCTGAATGAATATTTTCCATCATCGCCTGAAACCCATAAAAACATCTTGCTTCCGCCCACTGAACTTCACTAGAAAAGTTCTCTATAATATTCTCTAATACAATCCCATCACTACTAGCAAAAAACGCTAGTATATATTCAATAAAATGTTTTTCACCATCACTTAGGCAGTCCCAATCATCTTTATCCGCATTAAAATCTAGTTCTTCCGCAGTCCAAAAGGCGGACTTGTGATTTTTATATGCATCCCATATCGGTAGACGTTCCTTTGGTATAGGAAATAATACATATCTAGTAGGGTCTGGTGTTAAAATGGATTCGGTTTCTTTCATATTTATATTAAAGGATATTTTAAAATCCTAAATATAACTAGAAAAAAAATATATTGTTATTTATTATACAATGCCGATTTTACACCTACGATTAAACCAAGCAAACCAAAACATAGTTATTTCTAAGGAATTAAAAGCACAACAACTTACTCTAGTAAGAACAACCATTACTAAAGATACTAGTGCTGGAGCGACTAACGACGGTGAATTGTTCTTTGAGATGGATTTTTTCAATGGTTTTGAATATATAAGTAATCTCAATGATAATTATTTAGTATCGCCTATTGACGACTCACTAGCATTTCAGACCTATCAATTATCACAATCATTCTTTTCTGAGGATGTCAAAACTGCTTTTAATGTCAAGGTCAGGAAATATGATGGGACTAATTATTCAGATGTTTTATTTGGTGCTGGTAATGGGCACATTAAGACAATAGATATGTTTTTCCAAGTGTCATCGCTAGAAGA